CGTAAAGTTGTTGTACGTGCTATTCAAGCAACAGTGAACAGCAATCAAGAAATTCGCGATGAAGAAAGTCGTGTGTTTAACTTGTTAGCTTGCCCTGGTTATCCAGAACTAATTGGCGAATTGGTCACATTAAACTACGACAGAGGCTTGACAGCATTTGTGGTAGGTGATACTCCGGCTCGTTTAACACCTGACGCAACCAGTTTGCTAGCATGGGGTACAAATCAACGTTTGGCACTAGAAGACAACGACCTAGGCGGCGTCAGCTACGACGAATACATGGGTATGTTCTATCCATGGGGCTTCACAAGCGATAACTTTGGTAACAATGTTGTTGTTCCTCCAAGTCACATGATTTTACGTACTATTGCGTTGAATGACCAAGTGGCTTATCCTTGGTTTGCTCCAGCAGGTGTGCGACGTGGTGGTATTACTAACGCAACTGCAGTTGGTTATGTTACTAGCGAAGGTGAATTTGACAGTGTTGCTCTAAACAACGGACAACGTGATACATTGTACGAAGCTAAGATTAATCCAATCACATTCCTAACAGGAACCGGCTTGGTTAACTACGGACAAAAGACCCGCGCCAAGGCAGCAAGTGCATTGGATCGTATCAACGTAGCTCGCTTGGTAATTTACTTACGTAGACAACTAAGTGCTTTGGCTAAACCATATATCTTTGAACCTAATGATAAAATCACTAGAGATCAGATCAAATCTGCAGCAGAAAGTTTAATGCTAGAACTTGTAGGACAACGTGCGTTGTATGACTACATTGTTGTATGCGACGAAAGTAACAATACGCCAGCAAGAATTGATAGAAATGAATTATACTTAGACATTGCTATTGAACCAGTCAAGGCTGTGGAATTTATCTTTATTCCACTACGCTTGAAGAATACTGGTGAAATCGCTGCGTTAGGTTAATCCTAAATTATAAAAGGAAACATACAAAATGGCAATTTCATCATTAAACAACTTTACAGTTCCACTAGAAAGTGGAGCTGGTTCACAGGGCTTGTTGATGCCAAAGTTAAAGTATCGCTTTAGAGTTACTTTGATTGGTTTTGGCGTTACAGGAGGACAAGCAACTGAACTAACTAAACAAGTTATCGATATCGCAAGACCAACAGTGGCATTCGAAGCAATTGAAGTCCCTACTTACAACAGCAGAGTCTATCTAGCAGGCAGACACAGCTGGACAGCAGTGGCTTTAAACGTTCGCGATTCTGTAGACGGTAGCGTAAGCAAACTAGTAGGCGAGCAACTACAGAAACAATTCGACTTCTTAGAAATGAGTTCTGCAGCAGCTGGTATCGACTATAAGTTTACAACCAAATACGAAATCTTAGACGGCGGCAACGGCAACAATGCTCCGACAGTGTTAGAAACATGGGAACTATACGGTTGCTATCTAGAAAACGTTAACTATAACAACTTAGCTTACAGTGCTAACGAAGCAGTTACTATCACCATGACCATCAAGTATGATAACGCAAGTCAGGTAGGTGGCGGCGCAGGTGTTGGTATCACTACAGGCCTTGGCCGAAGTGTAGCAGCATCGTCAATGATTACCGGCCCAGGCCGAACTTAATCAAAATAAAAAGGCTGGCAGCAGCCTTTTTTTACGACTTTTCATTAACTACGTAGTTTTCTGTAGTCGATAAATAATTACATGACAAGCAAAGCCTGGAATCAATTTGTAAGTGGTGCAACTAATCCCCGCGGAAATGTGGGAGATTTTCAACATGCTTCACGGCTCCATGTAGACAGTGATTTAAGACTTGCTCCTAAGCAAAAGTTTTTATTTCATGTGGTGTTTAACATCAATACCAACGCATTAAAAAGTTTAAACTTTACCTATCAGCATAGAAACGAAATCAATATGCTGGTAAAGAAATGTGATCTTCCTAAGTTTACTATACAAACTGAAACACTAAATCAGTATAACAGGAAAAAAGTTGTACAAAATAAAATAGAATACCAACCTATTAATATTGCCTTTCATGATGACAATTTAGGTGTAGTTGGTCAGCTATGGCAAAATTATTTTGGTTACTACTATGGAGACAGTCAAGCTGCCAAAAATGGTACAGCCTATAACAGAAACGCCATGAAAGCTCCTGCTTTTATGAATTCTAGGTACGGTCTAGATAACAACAGCAGTATGCCGTTTTTTAATGATATTACAATTTATCAGATGGCAAAAAAGGCTTGGTATAGTTACAAATTAGTAAATCCTATTATCAAGAGTTGGAATCATGACGCTATGGACATGAGTTCAGGACAAAGTGCTGAACAATCCATGCAACTAGATTACGAAGCAGTTACCTATAACACAGGTTACGTGAGCCAAGGTAATCCTCCAGGATTTGGTGTCGAACATTATGACACTATGCCAAGTCCGTTAAGTATATACGGTGGCGGCACAAGAACACTGTTTGGTCAAGGTGGTTTCCTTGCTGGAGCCGAAGCAGTGTTTGGCGCATTAGGATCTGGCAAGGCATTTGACAGTCCGGCAAATTTTATAAGCACCGCTATCGCTGCAGTAAATACATATCAAAATGCCAAATCGTTAACATCAACAGGTGTAAGAAGTGAATTAACAGGCGCAGCCGTCCGCGGTCTTCAAAGTGCGGCTGTAATAGGATTAAGTGGACAAAACACAATAAGTTTTCCTGTGAATAATCCATCAGCAACAACATCTGCTAAACCTATACAATTTGGTGGAGGCGGCGGACCATAATGGCTTATAATTTACCATCAAAAATTAATGATGATAGCAGCGGAGAAGTTAAAAGTTTCTTCGACAAATATTTTAGACAGCAAATAACATTTCCATCTAATCAAATAGATATTGTATTAGGATTCTTTTTAAAAAGAGGGTGGGATCTAGAAGCTGCACGTAGTACCGCAATAGTATTACTAACTCAGTCCAAGATAGATAACGTTGAAGTTATGGAACTTCTCGACACTATCAAAACTCTCAATGATGCTCAACTTAGTAATGTGGTTACACAAGTACTGAACGCTTATAGAGAAAAAACTAGTACTCTTGGTTTTAAATTATTAACAATTGAAGAAACTACAGAGAGCAGAAACATTAGAGTATGAGTCGATTTGCTCAAGGTAAATTCGCAATAACAAACCCAGAGAAATATGTAGGAAAGAAAACTCCAACATATCGCAGCTCTTGGGAGTTTGCGTTCATGAGATTTTGCGACACACATCCTAGTATACAAAAATGGGCTAGTGAGGCTATCAGTATTCCTTACAGATGTCCTATTACTGGCAAGCAAACTATCTATATTCCGGATTTTTTTATTCAGTATGCCGATAAAAATGGCAAAATGTTTGTGGAGCTAATTGAAGTTAAACCGCAAAATCAAACACTACGAGAAAAAGTAGGCAAGAATAAAAATAATCAAATTCAATATGTTAGAAACGTGGCCAAATGGCGAGCTGCCATGGCATGGTGTAAAGCACAAGGAATAAAGTTCCGTGTAATCAACGAACAAGACTTATTCATTAACGGTAGAAATAGATAAGTATTATTATGAAAAAATTAGAAGAACTGCTCAACTTACCTGAAAATAAGAAACTGATTAAAGAATCAGAGAAGGAATCGGCAAAAGTTATGCCGCCACCTTTTCTTAGAGATTTATCAGAATTTGACAAAATTGCCGCTAGTTTACCCGCTGTCAAGGGACTGGGCGATGCAGCCGACGCAGAATTTGACGCACTAGCACAAAGAGCTACAGATGCCTATGATGATCTAATGGATTTGGGTATGAATGTAGAAGCTAGATACAGCGGACGTATTTTTGAAGTGGCGGGCGGCATGCTTAAAAATGCTATAGATGCAAAAAGTGCTAAAATTGACAAAAAACTTAAGATGATTGAACTTCAGCTTAAAAAACAACAACTTGATCAAAAAGCTGGCCCAGAAGAAGGCATTGACATTCCAGGCAGTGGAGTTATCATTTCAGACCGTAATAGTTTGATTGAGAAACTTAAAAATATGAATAAATAAGGTATCAGGATTATAATATGAAACTATTCAGCGCATACCTACAAGAAAGTGTAGAAGAGAAAAAATATACTTTTAAAATTAAAGTAGCGGGCGACCTTCCGGATAACTGCGAAGATGTTATGGAAACTGCACTACAACAATACAAAGTAAGCAGATTTACCAAAGGTAAAAATACTCCTATTCAATCTCACCTATTAGACTTTCCCACACTTAAGAACAGTTCAATGACAGTGTTTGAAGTAGAATTAGATTATCCAGCTACAAGTTCTGTGCTATCTGAGTTGTTAGCAAACTGTACTGGTATTGGTAGAGAATCAATTCGTGTACGTACACCGCTCGAAGAAGCAAACGCTGCCATTGAAGCAGAAAACATGACGTTAGATGACAAAGGTCAAGCATTATTGTCGCAAGGTTATGAAAAGTCCAACAATCAAGGATTGTTTGGAGACAAGATGATTAGTAGTTTCTTGAAAGACGTTGCTAAAGCATCCAAGGATAAACAGTTAACACAAATAAAAGGTGTTAACGAAAAGCTATTAGCAAAGAGTACGCACAAAGAAAAAGCAGAAGCAATGCCTAAGGTAGGTCCTGCTAAGAGTTTATTTTCTACTAAGAAATAAAAGGAACAATCATGAATTTTCAAGAATTATTATCACGCTTAAATACCCTGGATCAACAATCGGTACAAGAAAGCGACAAAGCCAAGAAAGATTACGACGGTGACGGCGAAATCGAAAGCGGTAAAGACGAGTACTACGGCAGTCGAATGAAAGCTGCTTTTCCTAAAGACAAAGAAAAAGAAAAGGAAGTTGATGAATCATTCATTGAAGAATGCGGCATGGACATGCCTGGTAGCATGATGGGTATGAGAACACCTCCGCAGCAAGATTCTGTGTCAATGAATCTAAGCATGAACGGTGCCGGCGCAAACGGCATTCGTGATCTAATGGATATACTACGCAATCTAGACGGCGATGAAGGCGGCCAAATGGATTTAGAAATGCCAGGCATGGATCACGGACATGATGGAATGGATTCTGAAATGCCAATTGTTATGAAAGCGTTAGGCGGAGACCAGGGCGATACAGGACACGACGAAGAAGAAAGGATGCCATTGGGAGACGAAATGTATTACGGCATCGACGCAGTTACTCAGCCACAAGGTGGCGGCGATTTAAATAAACCAAAGCAAACATTTCCAAAAGTGGCAGGCGGCGACAACCCAATGCAACCCATGGCAGAGCGAATTGCTGAACAGCTCAAAGGTCTGTATAGCGATATCAAATTAAGAGAAGGTTCAGGCCCTAAGGAAAAAGCACACAGCAAGTATGTTGACAGGAACAGTTCAGAATCCAAAGCTAAAGTTCAAGCAGCAAAAGATAAAATGGCCGCTGATAAAAAAGCAGAACCGGGTAAAAAACTTTTATCAAAAATGAAAGAAGCATACAATCCTAACTCAGTAGATGCTGAACATCGTCGCGGCCTTGAAAAATCACAAGAAGATAGCTTAAAGAAAAAAGCAGCAGACGGAGACGAGTCAGCTAAGAAGCGTTTACAAGCATTGAAAGATAAAAAAGAACGTATGCGTAACGATTATAACGATCGTATGGAACGATAAGATTCGTCGCAGTTAGCACTCTGTTTATAGTGCCAAATAGCCTCTTCGGAGGCTATTTTTTTCAGTAAATAACAATATGGCAAATAAAAGTCTAGACGGCGTACTAACTAAAAAAGCACACGCAAGAGAAACATTCACCGAAGAACACATTCGGCATCTTGCTGCCTGCTCAGATCCTGATAACGGATATCATTATTTTTGTAGCCATTATTTTTATATACAGCATCCAGTCAAAGGCAAAATGTTGTTTGACCCATTTGAGTTTCAAACAAGACTGCTAGATGCATATCACGGACATAGATTTAATATTAACATGTTACCCAGGCAGATGGGCAAGACAACATGTGCTGCTGGCTATTTGCTATGGTATGCCATGTTCCATCCTGACCAGACTATCTTAATCTCAGCTCACAAGTATACGGGTTCGCAAGAAATTATGCAACGTATACGATATGCCTATGAGTTGTGTCCTGATTTTATTCGATCGGGAGTGACAAACTACAATAAAGGTTCTATTGAATTTGACAACGGGTCTCGTATTGTTAGTACAACAACTACGGGC